CATGGATAGCACGGACGCAATCACATACAGCAAGAACTACGCGATCATGCGTGAACTGTGGACCAACTGGCAGGCCACGGATGCCGCCGCTGCTCTGTTCGCGGAGCGTTGCGCGGAACTGAATCAGCGGGTCCTGAACGACTGCATCAAGCGACACCGGTGCGAAGCCGCCGGCCAGTACAACGAGCCGAAGATTCACAGAATCCTTGAGATGTACGGCGAGACCATGCGCGGGAACTCCGTGCAGGCGCACTTCGCAGCCAAGGTCAACGACAGCGACCTCACGCCGGAGGAGATCGCGGAGCAGGACATGGACGCGGAGGAGATCATCGCGAGCGCCACGGCTGACGAGGTGAAGGCAGCGTGCGCCGGGTACCCCATCGAGGCCAAGACTGCGGTGGGCAAGCGCCTGCTGGCGGCTGCGATCCGCCGGATGAGGAGGCAACCATGACCGACTGGCCGATCGAGGTTCAGTTACGGGAGGAGCAGGCCAAGCGCATCCTCGCGGAGGAGCGCGAGGCACGGCACGCGACTGTCGCTAGCGCACTCGACGAGGCGCTCGTCCAGTTGATGAGCGTCTGCATCCGTGCGTCCCGCAGTGACAACTGCTCCAAGTACATGAAGCGCCACCTCGCCAGCGTCGTCGAGCGGTTCGGTAGAATCCGGGAGGAGGCCATCAATGGGCGCGACTGTTTCGATCTCCCTCCCGATTCCGAAGAGTCGGGGGTCTAATGGCCGGGACCACTGGGCGGCGAAGGCCAAGTTGACCAAGGCCGACAGGCTGCTGGCCCGGATCACCGGCGGCACGGTGTCACCGGCGATGCCTCTGCGGTTCGTCAGCCTGACGATCGCGTACAGGGTGAAGGGGAAGCAGGGACCCGATGTGGACAATGCGATCAGTCGGTGCAAGGCTTACCTCGACGGGCTGACAGACGCAGGCTGGTGGGTTGACGACCGGGTGCTGGTCGAGATCAAGGCGGCGGTGTTCCGTGGCTGCGGCAAGGACGAGGGCGTGACGATCACGGCGCGGGATGTCGAGAAGGCTGGCGATGCGACCTAGGTACGAGACAGCGGACGATCGCCAGCGTCAGCGCGAGGCGGTGTCCTACCTATCTGCGGCGACTGGTACGACCGCCGTCGAGACGCCACCACTGACGCGATGGGACTACGAGATGGTGCGCGACGGTCGGGTGCTGGCGCTGGTCGAGGTCAAGTTCCGCAAGTGTTCCAGTGCCACATACCCCACGTTCATGGTGAGCGAGGGCAAGGCAACTACCCTACGCGACCACGCGATTGCCTCCGGTTGCGCCGGTGGATTCTTGGTAAACTGGATCGACGCAGCCGGATGGCTTCGGATTGACACGTTGGTGCCTGACGGGTGGTCGGTCGGCAGTGGCGGTCGATGCGACCGTGGCGATCCGATGGATGTCGAACGGGTGGTTCACTTTCCGATCGACGAGTTTCGGTTCATCGATCGTGCTGCTGGCGCATGGTTGAATGCATGAACTGGCCGTGCCAACGGCTGACATCACAGGACCCCGCTGGGGAGCGTTCACCCCGGCAAGACGACCGCAAGGATGCGGTCGTTTTCATTGGCACAGCGCCCACGGGGGGCGCCTGCCTGCGGCGGGATGCTCGATTACATCAGCGGCACGACATGGTCCGGCGTACCTCGCGGCCTTGGGGGACCACCCGCGTGGGACTAGAACCCACACACCCGCAGGCGAATCATACCTGCGACACTTGCCGGGAAGTGTAGCGGGTTCGATCCGGGCTGCTCCGCAAGTCATGTACTGGCCGTGCCTTATGGCAAAAAGAAAGCCCCCCGTTGCCGGTGGGCAGCGAGGGGCCGAATCACATGGAAAGACTGGTGGGAGTGTATCAGGTGGGTTCGCCGTACACGGTCCCGGTCGCAGGATCCCTGTCGCCGTCGTCGGGTGCGCCATCGGGCTGGCCGTTGGGCAGGTCCATGTCGATGCCGACGACCCGGAACATCCACAGGTCGCGGTGCAGGAGGCGCATGATCTCGCTGCGGCTGCTGGCGTACCAGCACCGTCGTTGGGAGTGTGCGACCCATGCGGTGGCGTCGGGGCTGCGGTGCAGATGGATGATCGTCATAAGTTCTCCATGTGTGAGAGTACCCCGGGCAGGTTGGGAATCCGCCACAGGTCGGGGCCATCCTGCGAGCGGTCAACGTGACGTTCAACGGTGCGTTCAACGCTACGTTCAACGGTGCGGTCAACGGTGCGGTCAACGGTGCGGTCAACGGTGCGTTCAACGCCCCGGTCAACGCCCCGGTCAACGGTGGTATCCACATCCACATCCACAGCCACATACCCCCCCTCCCGGGGGGGTTTGGGGGGGAGTGGCTCTAGGATCGATTCTGCGGCCTTGGCTGGCTGGGTGGTGTCGAGGTAGCACCCCACCCCTTCGGACGCCTTGGAGGGCTTGCTAGGTGCCTTCCCGGGCCTGCGCTTGGGGTGAGCCGCCTTCCACTCCCGTTCCTCGACGGCAACCCGGGCTTGGTGTGCCATAACCCGTGCTTCGCGCAGCCGGACCACCGCCGGGTGGCGGGACCGGACCTCCTCGACGAGGTCGAGGACGGGCATGGACAGGGTGGCCCGACCCGGGCGCTCGCGGCACTCCCGGATCGGGTACCCGTCATCGTTGACCTCGACCATGTAGGCCGTGAAGGGGTGCTTCCCCTTGCGGCGTCGAGGTCCGGCGGTCACGCCTCGCCCCGTCGGCGCTTGCCGAACGCCTCCGCTGCCTGCCTGACGCGCTCGATGTCATGCTCGCAGCGATCCCGGATGCGCTCGATCGTTTCCTTGACCAGCACAGGGTCGGCGTCGGCATCGCGCAGCGCCGCCTGCATATCGCCCAGCGCGGCGCCCTTGTCCTTGCGGAACTCGCACCGGGTGCAGTGTCCGCTGACATCGAACCACACTGCCCTGTACTCACGCCGCGCACCGCTGGCGGGGTGCTTGAGGCTCTCGACGATGCCGAAGTAGAGGCCGCTGGGGCTGGCCGTCGAGACATCGATTCGGGCGCCGAAGTAGGACAGGGTGCTGTCGTCGCAGTAGTGCGTCAGGCCATCGAGGTTGGCCTGCGCGTTGCGCTGGGGTTCGTAGTGCGCGTCGTTGAACAGTCGGGGTCCAATTGCCATGTGTGTCTCCATGTGTTGAGGTTGAGAATCCTGCACGATGCAGGCCACGCCGCCCCGGAGGGCGGCTAGGCGCACAGCGGTCAGCGCGATTCGTCAGCGTGGTGCAACTTCGCGATGGCGACGGCGTCGTCGAATGCGTCCTTGCCCACGAGGTGGCACAGGCTCGTCAACAGGTCCACGATGACGGCTCGCTCGTCGCTCATCTGCCAGCGGCGGTACTCCGAAACCGTTGCCGCAGGACCGGGGACATCGAGGCGATCGCGAGTGTGCCGACGGTCGGTCTCGTCATCGCCACGGCAGTCGGAATCCATCAGCGTCCAGTAGCCACCGATCTTGCGGTTGGCGATTAGAGCGTTCAGTGCTTCGGTGGTGCGTGGGCTGTCGGTCTGTTCGATGATCACGATTCGTGCGTTCATTTGTTGTCTCCATGTGTGTGAGTGAGTCAAGGTCCAGCACGGTGCTGGGATCCCCGCCCCGGAGGGCGGGTGACCTAGTCCCGTGTCAGAGGCCGCACGATGCGGCGCAGCGATCCTCCCAGTCCATGTCGAACCGATCCGCCACCTGCTGGCGCTCGATCGACTCGATGCGGCTGGGGTCGCAGGTCACAACGACCTTGCGACGGCGATCGTAGGCGATGCGCTCGCCCCGACCGAACCGACGCCCGTCGGCGTCGAGTCCCCCGTACTTGGCGTTGATGAAGACGATGTCGAACATGGTGGTGGCTCCGGTTAGGCGGTTTGTCCGAACACCGAACGCAGGCGATCGTCGTGTTGGTGCTGGCGTCCACGCTGAATGCCGTACAGCATGGCGTAGCACTCGCGGCCCGTCAGCGAGTCTGCAACGGTCAGCGCGTTGGTTGAGCCGTTCATGGTCATGTAGATCGACCACACTTGACCTGTGCGGACTGCACTGTAGGTTGATCCGTCCTTGGACGATGAAATGTTCAAGGTGACGACGCGAACGTGGATGGCGTGTGGCGTGATGCGAAGGCGTTGCATTGCAGTGTCTCCATGTGTGAATTGCGAATCAGTCCCTGCACGGTGCAGGCCAGCCAGCCCCCGCAGGGGCTGGCGTGGCTCGCGTCGTTTCAGGCGTTGGTGGTGTACACGATCGACCCGGTGTTGCGCGAGTCGTACGATCGGCCCGTCGCGATGATGTCGCGGAGGTCCTCGCGGATGTTCGCGAGGTAGTCGGGGTGGCGGATGATGCAATCCAGCACGCTGCTGTCGAGCAGCATCTCGTGGTGAAGCACACGGGGCGCACGGAACCCGGCGCCATCGAGCGCAGCGGCGATCGACGCAGCAGTCGCCTCAAACGCTTTGGCGGTGCTGGTCAGGCTGTCGAGTCGGGCGCCGACGGCGTCCTGCTGGCCGCAGTGCATGGCGTTGCTGCGAGCGCGTCCGCACTCGCTGGACCAGTAGGCGTCGGCCTCCGCACGCTCGATGCGGAGCAGCGCGGCACGGGCGAGCAGCGTGCAGTAGTGCGCCAGCATGGTGCTGGCATCAAGGGTCACGGTCACGGGGTACTGAATCGTCGTAGTGGTCATTGCAGTGTCTCCATGTGAGGTGTTCAAGGCGTCCAGCACGGTGCTGGGCAAGCCGCCCCGAAGGGCGGCGAGCCGATCACTGGTCGGTAGCGACGGCCTCCCGCAGCGCGGAGAGCAGGCAGTCGAGCGCCACGACGCGATCCTCTGCCTTCACGAAGTCGCCATTGGTCTTCGCCATCGAGACGAGGTACTCGCTGCGCTCGATCGCGCTGATGATGGCGGGGATCAGGGTTTCGGCGGTGTCGCGGCAGAGTGTGAGTTTCACGGTCATGTGAGTGTCTCCATGTGTGTGGTGTCGAGGCATCCTGCACGGTGCAGGGCAGGACCCCCCGCAGGGGGTCGAGCCGTGCGTCGGTCAGGCGAGGCGAGCCGCAATGGCGGCATCTCGCAGGTCAGCAATCGAGTCATCGACGAGGCTGTCGAGCGCGACTTGGCGCTCGTCGCGGGGGATGAATGTGCCACGCTGGACAGTCGCGTCGTACGATCGCTTCCGGTAGATCGCGCTGCACAATCGAGACGCTGCGATGACGAATCGATCGTCCGGGTCACACTTGCCTGATGCGGCCACCACGGCCCGCGCCGCGTATTGGGCGCAGTAGTAGGCGTCGTGGTCGTTCGTCACGCTGTGCGCGATGTGGCGGATGGTGTTCTCGATCTCGAACAGGAAGTTGCTCATTGGTGTCTCCATGTGGTTGCGAATCCTGCACGGTGCAGGCCATGCGCCTCGTTCGGAGGCGGCAGGCTCAAACCGTGTCGGTTGAGGTTGGGATGTCAAAGAAGCACCATCGAGTAGTTCGATGATGACTGCACAGTACTGCAAGGTACTGCAATTGCAAGAGGGTAGTGGGCGGATTCTCAAGATTTTTTTCGGCTGCGTTTCCAGCGTGCTGGGGCAGGGTGGGTCCAATGGGGGGCATCATGGAGTTGCCACCGCGTGAGAGGGGCAGAGTGCTGCCACAGGACGCTGACGAGATCGAGGCCCGGAAGGCCGTCTTCCTCGCCTCGCTGCCGTCAGAGGGCGTCTGCGGGGCTGCACGGGCCGCTGGCGTGGCGGAGTTCACGCCCTGCCGCTGGTACGCGAACGACGAACGGTTCCGGGCTGCGTGGGACATGATCGAGCCGCTGACCGCTCGACGGCTGGAGGCCATCGCGGACGCGGTCGTGAACGGCGAGCGCGAACTGAACAGCGCGGCGGTGCAGGTGCTGATGTTCCGGCTCAAGGCGTTGAAGCCTGCGACCTACCGCGAGCGGTCACAGGTCGAACACACGGGCGCGAACGGTGGGCCGATCGCCATCGAGCAGGGCGATGCTGGCCGTGGAGCGGCCATGCTCGCGGAGTGGAGCGCGGCCATGCTGCCGCCCGGGCAGGGCGATGCCAAGCCCTGACCCGATCGCGATCATTCAACTCCGGCAGCGCGTCTTGAACGCCAGCGCGGCGGAGCAGCCGCACATCCGCGCCGCCTTCGCCCAGTCGTTCCCGGCGTGGGCCGACGCGACCGCGTGGACCTTCCGCGTCAAGGAGGTGGGCGACGATGGGCGCGAGCGCCCGGTGCGCCAGCCCCATGTCCCGTTCACGCTGTGGCCCTGCCAGCGCCGCGCAGCCACCGAAGTGATCGAGGGCATCGAGGCTGGCCGCGATGTCGTCATCCGCAAGTCACGCGACATGGGCGCGTCGTGGCTCGTCTCCGCCATCGCCGTGTGGGGCTGGATGTTCAAGGGCTGGCAGTCGCTGCTGGTCAGCCGCGTCGAGGACCTCGTCGATCGCACGGGCGACCCCGACTCGCTCTTTTGGAAACTCGACTACTTGTTGAGCAGCCAGCCCCGGTGGCTGCTGCCCTGCGACCCGGACGCGCTCGCCAAGGGCGGCGAGTTCCGCCAGCACATGGTGCTGCGCCACCCGGAGTCAGGCGCGACGATCACCGGGCAGGCCAGCACCGAACACATCGGGCGCGGTGGTCGCCGGACGTTCGTCCTCTTCGACGAGTTCGCTGCGCTCGACAATGCGGCGGCGGCGTGGCGCAGCGCGGCGGACTGCACATCGTGCCGGGTCGCGAACAGCACGCCCATCGGCGCAGGCAGCGAGTACTCGCGGCTGGTTGCGACGGCGCGGACCAAGGGCGAGCCGCGCCTCGTCGAGTTGATGTACTGGGACCACCCGGAGAAAGGCGCAGGCGCGGAGCAGCGTATCGACGAGGACGGCACCGTCACCGGGTTCGCAGGCTCGCCGTTCACATGGTCGCCGTGGCTGGCGGAGCAGGCGAAGCGCCGCGATCGAGTTGACCTCGCGCAGAACGTCTTCGCGGAGTCGGTCGGCAGCGGCGCGGCCTTCTTCCCGTCGCACATCGTGACGAAGCACCGGGACACGCACGCGGCGGACGCGAAGCGATGCGAGGTGGTGCGCGGCAAGTTGGTGCGCGAGCCGCAGGGGCGCTGGCGGGTGTGGGGCGACCCGACGAGGGCGACGGAGTACGTCGCCTTCATCGACCCGTCGCACGGCACGGGCAGCGCGAACAGCGCGGTGTGCATCATGGACGCGACCGCTCGCCGGGTGGTGGCGGAGTTCGTGGACCCGAACATCTCGACCTACGACCTTGCCCTTGAGGTGTCGAACGCCGTGCGGCGTGTGTGGCGTGGCAGGCGAGCCACGCTGGTGGGCTGGGAGACCAACGGACCGGGCGCGACCCTCCAGCACGACTTTGAGCGAGCGCAGTACCCGGCGATCTACCGACAGCGGCAGACCGGGACCACGAGCGAGCGAGCGACCCGGCGCGTGGGGTGGACCAGCACGAAGCGAGCGAAGCGTCAGTTGCTGGGCGACCTCGCTCGTGCGTTGGCGCAGGGCGAGGTGGTGGTGCCAAGCGGCGAGGCGCTCGACGAGATGCTGGAGTATGTGATCCTCGACGATGGCAGCATCGAGGCTGGCAGCAGGCGTGACGAGGCGAGCGGTGCGCGAGAGGCGCACGGTGACCGGGTGATTGCGTTGGCTGGTGCGTTGATGCTGTGCGGCGAGGCTGGGCCTGCGGCGGAGGAGGAGAGCGAGTACGGGTCGGACACGCTGGGCGCAATCTTGAAGCACGATGACGTGACTCGCGATTGGTGACGGTACGGTGGTGTGCATGGCGAAGAAGACTGTCAAGTTGAGTGTCGGTCGCGGCGAGAAGTTGCCTGTGTCCCGTGGTGCTGGTTTGACGGCGAAGGGCCGTGCGAAGCACAACCGGGAGACGGGGAGCAACCTGAAGGCGCCGACGAAGGACAAGGACAACCCGCGTCACAAGTCGTTCTGCGCTCGATCCCGGTCGTGGACTGGGGAGCGTGGCAAGGCAGCGCGTCGTAGGTGGGGATGCTGACATGGCGAAGAAGAACTCACTGGTGGGCAACATCAACCGTCGGAAGAAGGCTGGTATTTCCCGTCCCAAGTCGAAGTCAACGGTGAGCGCGAAGGCGTATGCGGCGATGAAGAAGGGGTGGAAGTGATGCCCTTCGCGAGCGAGCGCCAGCGTCGGTTCATGTACGCGAAGCATCCGAAGATCGCTGCGCGTTGGACACGCGAGGCCAAGGCTGCTGGCAAGTCCGCGACGAAGAAGAAGACAACCAAGAAGCGGGGCCGTTGAGATGCCCCACGACTGGACGGTCAGGCGCGAGAGCCGCAACGTCCATGTCGTGGAGGTTGACGGCGGGATGTCGATCCCTGCGTTCGAGCATTGGGTGTTGCTGTCGAGCGATAGGCACCACGACTCGACGCACGCCGACTGGGAGTTGGAGCGCAAGCACCTAGACGAGGCCGTGGTGCGGAACGCTACGGTGGTCGATAACGGTGACCTGTTCGATGTTATGGGTGGGAAGTGGGACCCGAGATCACCTAAAGGCAGTCTGCGACCGGAGTTAGCGTGCGCCCCTGACTACCTCGACGCTGTCGTGCGCCATGCGTCGGAGTTCTACAGCCCGTACGCGAAGCAGTTC